CTTTTGGACAATCTTTCATATTATTTTCTTGATATGGAGCAAGCTTTTTATGTACTTCTTCATCTGATAACTTATCTACTATTACTCCTACAGTAAAATGACTCATATTCTAATAACCTCCTTTAAGTATTAATATGCTTATTTTCTGGTTCAAGCATAATAACTTGTGATTTAAAATCTTTATCCTTACCTTTTATAAAAGATTTTACAAAAATTACTTTACCATTTTTATAATGTCTATAATGACCATGTACTTGAAATGAATGTGAATAAGTCCATCCTTTTCTTCTTTGTATACATTTATCTACCCTTACTTCTCTTACCTTATTAAAATCATAAATTGGAGTACTTATTGTTTTATATTTTTTAACTTTTACTACTCTTTTTTCTTCATTTATATTATTTGGTCTTGAATTATCCCTTTCATAATAATATTTAGAAGATTTTGTTGTTGCTAAATACCAAAGAGAAGCTATTAATATAGCAACACTTACTCTATTAAAATGATTCTGACAATCTTCAAATGATTTTGCATTATCCAAATCAGGTAATCCAATTTCTTCTTCTGGTTCTCCAGTATCTCCAATATCTAATTCCATAGTTGTAATTAACTTCTTATCTGTCCCATATAAAAATATGTTTAAATGATTTTCAACAAATTTAAAATATAAAGTAATTAATGAAGATATATTTTTAAATTCATTATATGAATTTTCCATATTTCTATATGTAGTATTAAATGTCTGTGCTAACTCTTTAATTAATCCACTTAAAAACTTATTATATTTTTCAGTCTTTTCTAAATTATTAAAATAGTCATTATGTAATATTAAATATCCTTCATCAAAAGAATGGGGAACATCAGGTAAAAATCTAATATCTTTATTCCACCATTCTATAAATAAATCTACTTTATCTGCTGGTACTATTATTTGTGGTAACTTATTTCTAATATGTAATTCTTGAAGAAACTTATCTACTTTAATATTTGTTTCTACCATTTTACTCACCAGAAATTACCTCCTTTGCAATTTTTATATATTCTTCTTTAAGTTGATAAACTGGAACTTCTACAAATCCAGAAGTAACCCAACCTATTTGAGGACCTAATAATTCTTCTATTATTTCCTCTATTCCTTCATTTTCACTATAATTCTTTATTGTAACTTCACCAAATAAATAAGGATATTCCTCTATATAGGTTGTAGCTGTCCAATAAGGCTCTCCATTCTTATATACTTGAATTGCTATTGCCTTCTTATTATAATAGTAAGTTCCAAATTCAACTTGATAACCATTTTTTAATTTAATCATAAATATATTCACCTCTATTCTATTACATTCAATTTTTCAATAAATTTATCTAATACTAACTTAATAAACTCCTTATCTTCATTATCTGACATACATTCAGTTTGTACTTCCCAAACTTCTTCTCCTTTAGATTTAGAAAATGTCATTTCTCCAAATCCAATATTTGAATCCCAATTTAATTTAAATCCTTCATATTTTTCGTTGTTAAAACAATGAAATTCAAATAAGTCGTATATTTCTATTTCTTCTCCACTTCTTGATTTCATATTATCCTCCTAAAAACAATCTATTTTAATAATACTACATATTTTATAAAATGTAAATAGGTTTTTAGGGAAAAAATAAAAAGAAGCCAAGTTTTACTTAGCTTCTTTCAAAAATATAATTTCCATTTCTTTTTGGAGCAGGTAAGGAGAATCGAACTCCTATCACAGGGTCGGAAGCACTGTAGATTAACCATTATCCTATACCTGCATTAATATCTGGTCTAAATTTTTAAAATCTCTTCTATCTAATATTATGCATTTTAATTTTAATTTTTTCATTCCATTTAATTTATCTTCCATTTGTTCATCATTTCCATATAAATAATTATTTCTATATTTTGTTTCTATATATAAATTAAAATCACTTAAATAAAAATCTGGATAATAATTATGTTCTTTATTATCTTTTCTTGAAATATACTTAAATACTCCTGGATGATAAATCCATTTTATATTTAATTCATCACAAGCTTTTGCAAATAACATTTCTGTATCACTATCCATTTTTATTCCTTTATATAAAGGTTTATTTCCAAATTTAGAATTACTACATTTATTTGCATATTCTTTATTATTCCATAATTGTCTTGAATTTTTAGACCTTATTTCTCTTTGTTCTTTTGTATAAATCCTTCTTTTATTAGATTCTGAAATAGTTTTAGATATTTTAGTTTTAATTTCTATATTTTGCATAGCTTCTTTCGTCCTTCTTGATATTAATTCTCGCTGTTCTTTAGTTCTTTTTCTTCCTTTATTTGAATACACATATTTAGTAACTCTAATATCGGTTTCTTTAGTAAGACCTTTATTCCAGGGGATATGTCCTTTCTTTGAATTACTTATATTAATTCTAGTTAAACTACTTCTCTTTTTACCAGTATTAGCTTTAGATATTAATTTATAATGAAAATTTTTAGATTTTCTTAATTTATACAATTTTAATAAATATTTAATTCTATTATCAGATAAATTAGTAAAATGAGCTACTTCTTCCCTAGATTTATTTTCTATTATGTATAATTGATATAATTGTTCTTTACTAATTTCCATAGTTTTCATATTTAATCACCCTATAATATTATATCATATTTTAGTAAAAATGTAAAATAAAAGACTAGAACTAAGCCTAGTCTTTAGAAACTCATTAATTATTATTGATTTATTTCTGTAATTAAACCATTACAGAAGAATTCAGGCGCTACTAGCTTCTTTCCGGTAGCTAGTTCCGATAGCCTTGATGACCAAAGAATGTGCTATCCATTATGTATTGAGTAGCTGTGATAGGCATATATGGAGCATATACATATCCAGTATCTAGTGTTACATCTCCTCTATAAACAATAGTGAATTTATTGCTTGGGAAATATGGATTCTTAACAATTAAGAATCTTCCTGCTAAAGTACCCATTATATGAGGACCTGCAGTATTTAGACTTGGAGCAGCTTTGAACTTATCCATAGTCTCAATTATATTAGCAGCATACTCACCAACTATAACAATATTTGGTGTTATTCTTCTTGTTTTTTGATATACTTTATTAGCTCCAGCAACTAATACTTGATAGAAAGATTCATAATGGTCATGTTTATTAATTCCAAATGGAACAGGCATATTGAATGATACACTCATAGTTGTTCCAGAATTTCCAAGGTCATTAAGAATTTCACCATCAATCTCAGCTCTGATTTCATCAGTAGCTGTTGCTTGAAGTAATGTTTGTAAATCAATATTTTGTGTAGCAGCTAAATCATAAGCAGCATCCATTGAGAATCCTGTTTTTAATTTTCTTGGTCTAGCTGTAATTGTAACATCAGCTATAATTGTTCTAATAGCTGGAGCATTAACTGGAGCTGTAAATAAATCTTGTGCATAATTTACTTCTTCTCCTGTAGCTAATGTGCTACCACTACCAAGAGTAACAATACCTGTAGCATAATCAATAGTACCACCATCAGATAGGTTTCCTTCTCCATCATCTGTAACTGTTGTGTCATTATTTAACTTAAAGTTAACAGAACTTGGAACAACTGGAACCCAAGCTAATGTGAATTTACCATCATCAACTACAACTTGCTCTCCTTCAATTCTTTCAGATGAATAATCGAAAGCATTAGGTATTTTATCAGCATCTGGTCCAACTTGGATATAATTACTAATATTATCTCCTACTTCAATTTTTCCTCTGTTTGAGTCATATACATGTTTCATGTAATAAACTACACCTGCTTTTTGTTTCAAAGGTTGTACTGAAACAACATCTTCTGCAACTAGTGTAGGCATTACAGCAGCAACTAAGTTAAGATATTCATTTTTCTTTGCAATATCTACAACTTGAGTACCTGACTCAGTAATAACTCTAGGAGCATTAGCATCAAAATTTCTTGAAACATTATCAAGCATTATTGCTAAAGACATTTTTCTCTCAGAATTTAAACCTTCTCCAAAAGCAGCTGATTCTTTTAAAGCTTTATCAACAGCAGATACCATTCTATCATACTTTTTAACTAAAGCTTCACCCTCTTTAAGATACATCTTATCAACTACCATGGGTTTTCCTCCTTTAAAATTATTATTTTAGAGACAATTTTTATTGTCTTCTACTTCTATATATAAGAAAAGTGCAAAAAATGAGCCATTTTTATGCACTTCCTCAAAGACTATTAAATTTTCTTTATTTTATCGATAATTCTTTACCGTTCCAAAGTTTTGGATTTAATTTTCTTTCTTCTTCATTTAAATAAGATAATATACTTTCAAAAAGTTGTTTTGTACTTGACATTTTAATCCTCCCTACTATAATATTCATCTATGATTCTTTTATCTTCCCTCTTTTTAGCTGCTCTATTATAATGTTTTCTTGCTCTTGTAATAAATTGGTCAAACGATATTTCTTCTGGTTTTGATACTTCAATAGCTTTTTTATCATCCCCATGTAATAAGGTAAATTGTCTTTTATATTCTTGAAATATCTGATTTAATCTTGCTTGTACTTCTGGAGGTTGTTTATGAAACCATTGATGGTTTTCTGCTGATAGTATAGCACCATTTTCTTCAGTAGATTTTCCTCCATTTCTTCTTTCTTTTATATGATGATAAGTTAGAGCTTTCATTCTCTTCATTTGAGCTTTACTTGTATATCGTCTAGGTTCTGTATCTGTTCGTAAATGCAACTTTTCTATCCAACACTCTGGTCCATATTTTGCTACCATCCTGTCTTTAATGTGCTTATTACTACTCATCTTGATAACAAACTCCTTATTTATTTAATTCTTCATTCTCCTTTAATAACTCTTCTATTATATTATTAGAATATACTTTTATTTCATTTTCTTCTAAATAATTAAATCCAGAAGCTTTTTTAGCTTCTTCTAATTTTTTATCTAAATTTTTATAGCTTGATAATATTGAGGCAATTTCTCCTTCATTTACTACTTTTAAATTAGATATATTTCTTTCCTCTTCTTCAGCTATTCTTGCTGCTCCTACAGATGGTCTTACAACAATATCAAAAGTAAAGAATTGATAACTATCAGGGTCTACTACACCATCAGGTCCTACCTCACCTGCACCACGACTTGATACTCCTATTTTAGAACCATATTCAAGTAATGTATTTACTTTTTGTCCTTCTGGGGTATTTAATATATCCATTTCGGCAAGTACTGCATCTCCTTCTATCCATAACTTATTTATTGCATGTGATACAGTTTTAATCTCTATCTCTACTCTTTCTGCTGGATGGTCTGCTTCTCCTAAAAGCATCTTACTATCTATCATTTCTTTTACATATTCAGAAGCAATTACTTTTTCCCATAATTCTCTTGGATAAACTCTTCCATTTCTATTTGGATTAAAATCAGCAACTACTCCTCTTATTGTTCTAAGTATTGCAGGGTCTTTTCTACCTGTATTAATAGTCTCAAATAAAGATTGAGTCATTTCTTCATTTAATATTTGTTTCATTTATCTTACCTCCATATCCTTTCTATCAAGAAGACTTACATCTCCGGGGTCATAGTTTCTTATATCTAATTTATATTCATAATTAATATTATCCTGTTTATATTCTTCAAAAAGTTCTTCAATATGAGTAATTTCTTGTTTTAATTTATAAAGGTCAACCCCACAATATAAATCTATATAAGCTAATGTTCTTACATAAAACCAAGCTGAATTATCAGACATTTTTTCAAAAATACAAAAATACATAAATCTTTCCTCCATATTTGAGTTTTAAGACTCTTTTATATATTAGAAGATAAATTATATATCTTAGTTATAAAAATGTCTTAAAACTACCTTCTTGTGTTAAATTCTTAGCCTAAACTAATACCTGTATCTATATTATCAGAATCCTCTCCTGAAGCAGTATTTAGTTCATCTTGTGTTAGCTCAATTTCTTTTCCATTATGGTCTACTCCATAAACACTCATAGAGCCATTAAATTTTTCGGCTACTTTTAAGCAATAATTTTTTGCTTTATCCCAAGTTGTTACTTGGTCTATTTTTGGAGTAATCTGATTTGTTTGCATTAAACATTGATTTCCTCCTATATAATATAGGTCAACACCTAAAAATTTACCTTTTAAATTATTATTAGAAGTATCTGTTATCATTATTGAAATTACTATACTTCCATTTGGTTGATTCACTTCTCTTAATCTTTCTAAATAAATATCAAATAATTTACTAAATTCTTCTTGTGATTCTTTTATTTCTTCTTGGTCATTTACTTGTTCTGTTTCATCTGGTTCTTTTTGTTGAATCATTTGAGACTGCTTCCATGCTTGTCTATCTTTCTTTTTCTTTTCTAAAGCTTCTTTTTCTTTTTGTTCTTTTTCTGCTTTTTCTTTTTCAGCCTGAGCTTTATCCTGTTCCTTATCTTGTTCTGTTCTATATCCTTCTTCATATAAACCAGCGTAAATTATTTCAGCTGCAGATTGACCTTGATTTATATCTATCTTTCCTATCGGAAAATAATTAGAATTATATTCAGCATCTACAAATATTTCTGATTCATTATCTGCTTCTAATTCTGAATGTATACAATTAAAATATAGTCTTAATCTTTCATTATTGTAAGTATCACCATTATAAGATACAGTTACTTTATCTTGCATAAAAGGTCTATCATACATATTTATTCCAAATTGTTGTAATTGTGGAAATACATTCTTTAATAATCCTGGGATATAATCCTTTATATCTCTTTTTGCTGTTCCTACATTTCTTACTATTGATACAGGCATTATTCCTTACTCCTTTCTATTCTAAAATCCTAAATCTTTAAAATATTGTCTTACATAATCAATATCTATTTGTAATTCATTTGCCAAACCTTGAACTCCATCTACCCCAAATTCTTCTGTTATAAAATCATCAAGTGTCATATTTGGGTCCGTTTTTGCTGTTCTTTCTATTTCTGCTTGTAAACTTCCTTTAATATCTTCATCATCTAAGAATTTATTAAATCCTGCTTTACTTGCAAAATAATCATTCATATAAGAATCAGCTGTTTCATAATTCATTCTATGTGATTTCTTATATTTATCACTATTAATTCTAGTCCTCTGGAAGTTCTTATATGATTCTCCAGCTTGATATTTAGCCCAGTTTATTGTATCTTCAGCCATTTGTTCATAACATTGGCCTGTTTTTAATAATTGCATTACTGACTGAAGATGTTTACAATTACTTCCCATTAATCTTGTATTATTTCTTTTTGGCCTACGAGTTTCAGGTTCAATTCCATAATTATTAGAATTTGCCTTATATTTTAAAGCCCAATAAAGAAATGAGGGGTCATCACAATATACTTTTATATCTTCATTTTCAATTAAATTCTTAATAAAATCAGGAGTTATATCTTCATCTATTATCTTACTTCCTAAATCTGGAACTTCTATTGACTGAAACCAATAATATCCTTCATTAGTTTGTGATGTTGTTCTAAAATTATAAATACCAAATTTACTGATACCTATATAGTCTGATGTTACAAAATCTGCTCTATCTGCTAATTTTGGAGTTTGAGATTCTGTATCACCTATCATTTGGCCCATTCTTTTTTCTAGTAATATTCTGTTCATTAGAATTTATCTCCCCTCTTAATTTATTATCCTAATTCTCTATCTGTTTCATCTCCACCAATATCTACAGGTTCTGCCTCTGGTTTTATTTCAGTTTCAGTTTCAGTGTTTTCTTCAGGCTCTTCTGTTTCTGGTTCTGCTCCTGGTCCTTCACCAGGTCCTATATTTATTTCCATAGGTCCGTGAGGTCCAGATGGAGCACTTGAATTTTCTCTGCCAAGTCCAGCTGGATTTCCTTCTGTTGGTCCTTGAACAGGCATTGCTTTTTCATCCTGTATTATCTTTTCAAGCATTGTAGAACCAAAGAATTGCTTAATTAATTCTTGTCTTGTTAATTCATAACCTTCTGTATTATTAGCAATATCTACTCCTAATTTTCCAAGATTTTCTATTATTTGTTGTAAAGTTTGCATTTGAGTTTGTTTTAATTCTGCTCTACTCATATCTTCTGCAGAATTTATAGAAGTAAATACTATTTTAAAATCTGGTAATTCTTCTAATGCTTTACTTGTTCTTGTTAACTGTAAATAAATTAAACATAAATCTTTTAATCCTTCAGCTAATATTGTTTGGATTCTTGCTATTGTTCTTGAATATCTTATATCCATTCTTGTAAGTGATGTATCACCAATACCTCCTGGAAGACTTTCTGTAAATCCTAAAAATGGAGCTGGTATTCTAAGTCCCGCGAATAACTTATCTTTAAAGTAATCTAAATCTATTGCATCTTTTAAGTTTACATCTCCTCCAACAGTATCTACTTTTATTACTCCTACACCATTTCTAGTTGGAATAAATATACTATCTCCTAAAGGTACTTGTGTAAGTGATGAATTATATATTTTAGCTCTAACATCTACTGTCTCATCCATTTTTATTTTATTTTTTAGTCTATCCAATAAATCTTTTGTTTCTTTATTTCCTTTTGCTCCTACTTCTACTGAGAATATTCTATAAAGAATAGACCTTGTCATTCTTGTAAGTAAAAGTATATCTTCTAATGCAGCTAGTACTTG